TCCTAGACGTATAAGTCGCTAGAACCTACTTGTTAATGGGTGAACCGAGCCTGCAGCTCTTTCCTAGTGCCTTTACACTGGGATAGCCCTACCAATAAAAGTCTTAAAGGAGACAAAATGGTTGTTGATGAAATTTATGATGTGTTAGTTTCACGGTTTGGGGTTGGTGAAGTTTTTTCACATAATACAACGTGGAAAGAGTTCATAACATATGTAGTTATAGATAGCTGTTCAATGGATAGTTTAGCAACTAAGTGTGGATACTCACATTCTAGTGGTCTTAGCAGGTATACTACCAAACAATTTAAACATATTAAAGAAGATAAAAAACTAAAACCATGGAAAACTTATCTTACTTCTTTAGTAGAAATGAAAAAGTGTCCAAGCTGCAATGAAATAAAACCACTAAGTAACTTTAGTATTAATACTGCTATTTGTAAAAACTGTGATAATAATAAAAGAGCTACATATGTAGAAAACAGTAGAGAAAAAGTTCTAAGTAAATCAAAAATCTATTATCAAAACAATAAAGAAAGTAGGTTACTATCAAATAGATGGTATAGGTTACTTAATAGTGAATCAATAGCAGAACAAAAGAAAGAGTATCATAAAAAGTATTATCAAGAGCATAAATACTTATATAATGCGAAAAATGCTAAACGTAGAGCTACAAAACTACAAGCCACCCCAAAGTGGGCAAATCTGATAGCTATAAAAGAAATTTATCAAACTTGCCCTCCTGGTTATCACGTAGACCATATAGTTCCATTACAAGGTAAATTAGTATGTGGATTACATTGCGAATTCAATCTCCAACATCTGTCAGCTAGTGAGAATTTAAGTAAAGGAAATAGGTTTGAAGTATGTTAAAGATTAGTAGGCCTGATATTAGTAGTACGGAAATTACCGAATTTCCTGTAGAGGATAGGTTTATTAAGTTGCCTATTAAAAAGTACGTTGACTTACTAGGTATAGAACTTAATGGCCCACAGATTGCGATAGTTAACGCTTTGAATAGTCCAAAGTATCGTTTCGTAGTAGCTGCCGTTAGCCGTCGCGTAGGCAAAACAACCATAGCGAATATAATAGGACAGCTAGTTACTCTAGTTCCTAATAGTCACGTCCTTATCATGTCCCCTAATTATGCTCTATCATCAATTTCATTTGAAGAGCAACGTAAACTAATTAATCATTTCAAATTAGAGGTACTCAGGGATAACGCCAAAGATAGAATTATTGAACTAAAGAATGGTTCTACGATTCGGATGGGGTCTGTATCTCAGGTTGATTCAGTAGTTGGTCGCAGTTACTCACTTATTATCTTCGATGAGGCCGCGCTTACTAGCGATGGACAAGAAGCATTCGAGATTGCACTACGTCCAACACTGGACAAGCCAGATGCTAAAGCTATCTTCATTTCAACGCCTAGGGGCCGTAACAATTGGTTTAGTACTTACTGGCACTATGGTTTCAACTCAATCCCAGCATTCGCTAGATGGGCTAGTATCCACGCTGACTACCGGGAGAATCCTAGGGCTAGCGAAGATGACATTAATGAAGCTCGTGCAACTATGCCCGCCAGCAGATTCGCTCAAGAGTTTGAGGCTAGCTTTAGCGTATTCGAAGGACAGATATTTAAGTTTGACCATAAGTGTATTATGCCGGTAGATAGATGGGAACATCTTGAAAGAATTATGGGACTTGATATCGGTTTCAAAGATCCTACCGCCATGCTCGTTTTGGGGTATGACTACGATTCTCAGGTCTTCTACGCACTAGACGAATTCCAGCAAGCAAATATGACTACAGATCAGTACGCCGTAGAATGCAAAACTCTAGAAGATAAGTATGATGTACAGATGATCTTCATCGATTCGGCCGCGCAACAGACTCGCTACGATTGGGCTGTGAACCATGATATTTCTACAATTAATGCAACTAAGTCCGTGTTGGACGGAATTGCATATGTTCAGATGATTGTGGAGCAAGGAAAACTAATTGTAGACCCCAAATGTACACATCTTCTAGTAGCACTTGACCAGTTCCGTTGGGATCCAAAGGAAACTCTGATTACTGAGAAGCCAGTACATGACAAGTATTCGCACATGGCTGATGCATTGCGTTATGCTTTATATAGTTATCGTTCTAACGTAGGGAGCTTCTGATGGTAGGAAAATTGAATTGAATTTATTTTATACTTATGGGATAATAGCAGTATTCTGAGTAAGTAAAAGTTTTTAGGAGTAGTTTAATAGTGGCAGCAAATACCGGTAATAAGTCTGATTTAAAGCGTGATGAGGTCAAGTATGTTCGTGACCGAGCCAAAGCTAGGTATCCTAAGGGTAATTGCTGCGCAATTTGTGATACTACTGAAAACTTAGAGTTTCATCACTACTCATCACTTACACTACTATGGGAAAAGTGGAAAGTTACTAGTGGTATTTCAATTGATAATGTAGAAGATGTAATGTTCCATAGGGATACTTTTATAGCTGAGCACGAGAAGGAGTTATATGAAGATGCTGTTACATTATGTAATGGGCACCATGTAAAGCTACATACTGTGTATGGTAGCAAACCGGCCCTTTTTACTGCTAAAAAGCAGGCTAACTGGGTTAAAATTCAGCACGATAAACTACACAAAGATTAAAACTGAGCGAAAGGGCCGGCCAGCCTTTCTAGTGCCTTTTTCACTAGATAGCTCACCAAACACTGTCTAAAAAGGAGACAAAAATGAATGAAGAAATTGTAGACCAGATCTATAACGTATTAGTTGAACGCTTTAATATTGATGAAGTATTTTTACCTAAATTTGGAAAAAGCAGGCTTAAAGAGATAACTTGGAGACAGTTCATTAAAGCTGCTTTAGAATTAGATGCAGCCGAGCTTTATAAATATTGTGGGTACTCAAACCTTTTCAGTTTTAGTACAGGCCTAAAAAGAAAGCACTTAGGTATTTTTCAAGATAAGAATGGCACTCAGTGGTGTAATTATTTACTATTACTTATAAATAGGAAGAGCTGCCCTACGTGTAGTAGTATAAAAGATATTACAACAGGCTTTGGTAGAAATATAAACCAGTCTGGAGGTATACGTTCAGAATGCAAAGCCTGCGAGAAGGATTATAGAGACCTTAATAGAGAGCATCGATACATGCTAAGAAGTGACAGATACCAGCAAAATAAAGAACATGAGTTAAAACAGGGTGCTATTTATAGAGCAGCTAATAAAGAGTCCATTTCCCTACGTAGAAATAGGTACTATATAGCGCATAAGCCAGAAGCATTTGCTAGGGCAGCAAAGCGTAGAGCAGATAAACTGAGGGCCACCCCAAATTGGGTAGATTTAGAAAAAGTTAAGCAAATATATCGAGATCGTCCTGATGGATATCATGTAGATCATATAGTTCCATTACACCATCCACTGGTATGTGGGTTGCACTGTGAATTTAATCTACAACATCTACCTGCTAGTGAAAATCTTAGCAAAAGTAATAAATTTGAAGTAGGATAGATATGAATATTGTAGATAAAGTAAAAGGTTATATCAGTTCAAAATTTAACCCCGCGCAGGCCGAGATCGCTAGAAATGAAGGAGATATACCTCCTGATAATACTATCTCTTTCGAACAAGCTTATGATAGGCTAACTTCTGTTAGGCGTGCAGTTGATATGATTGTCAATGGTGCATCTAGTTTTGATGTAGATGTTAAAGACAAAATTAATGGTTTAGTAACACCAACAGTTGGTACTAGAAAATCCAAAGTAGAAAATCTACTTAACTTCCAACCCAATCCTTACATTGATACTAGTAAATTTCGTAGGCTGATTTATATCGACCTAGTACTTACAGGTAATGCCTTTATATACTATGATGGTATATATTTATATAACTTACCATCTAGTCAAGTAGAAATATTAACAGATCCTTTAATTTATGTAAAGGGTTATAAGTATAACGGTGTAGTAGACTTCAAAGCAAGCGAAGTGTTACATATCTCAGACAATTCTAGTACTAGTATCTATAGAGGAACTTCTAGAATGAAGTCAACTTCAGATACTCTAACAGTACGTAGTGACATGACGGCATTCCAAGGTAACTTCTTCAAGAATGGGGCAGTACCTGGGTTAGTTATTAAATCTCCTAATGTACTTGGTGATAAAATCAAAGCTCGTATGATAGAGTCTTGGCAGTCTCAGTATTCCCCAACTAAGGGTGGCAAAAGACCCCTAATTTTAGATGGTGGACTAGATTTAGATAAGATTACAGATGTTAACTTCCGAGAGCTAGACTTTAAAGATTCAATAACTTCTAAAGACCTAGAAATTCTAGTAGCTTTAGGGGTTCCAGAAGTTCTAATAAGCTCTGGTAATAATGCAAATATCACCCCAAATCTCAGACTCTTTTATATGGAAACAGTTCTACCACTTGTTAGAATGGTAAATGCTGGTTTTGAAAGATTCTTTGGTTATGACCTAGAGCCAGAAGCTTCTAAAGTTTCAGCAATCCAGCCAGATTTAAAAGATGAAGCTATGTATCATAGCACACTTGTAAATGGCGGAGTAATTAGTCCAAATGAAGCTAGAGAAACCTTAAGATACGACCCCAAACCGGGGCATGATGACCTACGAGTACCTGCAAATATTGCTGGTAGCGCAGCAGGTGAGCCGGGTGGAGGAGCCCCTAAAAAAGATGCAGATAAATAAGAAATTTGAGCTTATCTCTGGTTTCTCAGTTGAGAAGGCTGGAGAGTCAGATGAACTTCGTATTGTTGGTTATGCCAACACTACTACGAAAGATAGAGTTGGTGATGTTGTTGCAATGGAGGCATGGACTAAGGGTGGTATTGACAACTACAAGCTAAATCCAATTATCCTAGCATACCACAACCACTCTAGACCGATTGGTGTAGCAGAATCCTTATCCATTGATGAAAAGGGTTTAAAGATCACTGCTAGAATCAGCAAAGCCGCTGGAGAAATTTACCAGCTAGTACAAGAAGGAATCCTCAAAGCTTTTAGCATCGGATTCCAAGTTAAGGATGCAGATTACGATAGTGCTACAGATATTTTCGTAATTAAAGATCTAGAACTACTTGAAGTTAGTGTAGTTTCTGTTCCGGCAAATCAGGATAGTCTATTCTCAGTCTCTAAAGGCTTTGATAGTGAAGCTGATTACTTAGAATTTAAAAAATCATTTAACCCACCAGAGGAAACCCTAGAAGAAATTGCTAAAGAGCAAGAGACTCAGGTACTCCCCGAAGTAGAAGAACCCAAGGAAGAAGAATTTATGGATAAAGAAGAACTACAGAAGATGATTGCAGAAGCTACCAGTGCTGCTGTAACCAAAGGTATTGAAGTTGGTCAGTCAGGTGCTGAGAAGCTACTAGCTGATGCAGAAAAACGCATTAAAGATGCAGAAGCTGCTGGTGCAACTAACCTAAAAGCTGTTGAAGACCTACGCGCTGCCCTAGCAGAGAAGGCAAGCGAAATCGAAGCTCTACAAAAGAGCAAGATGCAATTTGATGAAAAAGCAACTGGTGACAAAATCAGCTATGCTGAAAAAGAAGCTGCTGTACTTATGGCTAAGGCTACTAATAAAGGTATCACCGAAACCTCCATTTTCCGTGACCTAGTACAAAAGTTCGGTGCTCATATTCCTAGTGCAACTTGGGAACTTGAAGTTTCTACTAATATGCAAGACGAAATTCGTCGTGCTCTAATTGTTGATCCTATCTTCAATAAGAATATTAGCATGAATAACCCCGTTATGCGTCTACCAGTCAACCCTGAAGCAGGGTATGCTAACTGGGTACTAGAAGCTGGCTATAAGGCTGCTACATCTAGTGGTACTGCTCAGAACCACGTTGTAAAAGAAATCAACCTAACTGCTTATAAACTAGCAACCAAGGAATTCCTAGGTACTGAAGAAGAAGACGATAGCATTATTCCTCTACTACCTATCATCCGTGACGCTATTGTTCGCAGAACTGCAAAAGCATGGGATCTAGCTCTACTACGTGGTGCTGGTGCTGGTGCTGACCCCATTAAAGGTATTATCACAACCGCTGCTGGTGGTGACATTATCTCTGGTGGTGCTGGTCTAGCTAAAGCCACTATCCAGAAGATGATTGATATGCGTCGTGCCCTAGGTACCCGCGGTCTTAATCCTTCAGAACTAGTTTTCGTTGTTTCTAATGATGTTTACTACGATCTACTAGACGATACCTCTTTCCAAACTATGGATAAGGTTGGTACTCGTGCTACCCTACTAACTGGTCAAGTTGGTTCTATTGCTAATGTTCCAGTTGTACTAAGTGGTGAATTTGAAGCTAAGGCTGCCACCAAGATTGGTGCTGTTCTAGTTAATCAAAATAACTTCCTAGTTGGTCGTTACAAAGGACTACGTGTTGAGTCTGATTATTCTGTAGAAAATCAACAACGTCTAATCGTTGCTTCACAGCGTCTAGGATTCCAACAAATCTCTAGCGTTGAAGGTAACGGTGTTTCAGTATTCCGTTGGACAGCCTAATCTTTAGGTAATTATATAGATGGGGGCTTCGGCCCCCATTTTGCTATATATTACGCGTAGTATATAGCAAAATAAACAAGCAATAAGGATACCTATGGTAGATACTGAAGACACCGATTTAAAAAAGGATATGTTAGATGCTTTAGCTACTATTCAAGATCCTGGGCAACGTATAGTTTTAATGTTACTTATGAGAAGTATGGATAATATATCACATAAATTAGATAAGGTACTATCTGATGAAGCTAAAATTAAACATATAGTACTTAATGGGCATTCGGATGCTCATGATGCTCACCATAAGTGGGTAGATGAGCAAATAGCTAAAAAAGTAGAGCACACAGAATCATTAGATTTTATTAAAGCTAGAAGAAATAATGGTGGACTCTGTGAGTTCGCAAAAAGAAAAGTAGAAGAAGAAAAAGCACTTAATGCTAGTAAAAGAAAAATAAGTGAAGGTATTGTAGAAAAAATACTAGTAGCTGTTTTAATGTTCGTAGCAGGTGTTTGGGCTTCTATACATTTACCATTATGAAAAAAAGTAATTGCCACCTAACTGCTTGGAGTAAATTCCGCCTAGAGGTAGCTAGTTCTCTATCTGTACAATACTCTAAAAATAGTAAAATACATACTTTTTTAAAAAAGTACCCTAAAGTTAAATTAATATTAATGCCAATAGTTGTAACAGGTATATTATTACAGTGGGTAGCCTGGACTTTAGTACAACTAGGCGAAATTTTAAGAACTGGTAGGTGGTACCACGTTACCTGGAGAGAAGGGGATACTCACAAAGAGTTTGTCCCTTTAGATAAGCCAGCAGCTAAATGGTTTCCACCACTTTTGTTTGAAGGTAAAGAGCAGGAGGTGCCTAATGAAGATAGTATTAAGACCTAGTATTTTTGTTAGAGGTATTGATGCCATAAGTCAGCTTCTAAACGTATTTTTATTTAATGGTAACGCCAATGACTCTGTCAGTGGTAGGGCATTTAAAGAATCATGGAAACTGGAAAAAGTTATTAATTTTATATTTTTCTGGGAACCAGAACATTGTAAACTGGCATATTATACTGATTTGGCACGAGCTAAAACTATGATATATGAGGAAGAAAATAAATGAAAGTAGAAATTCTAGAAACTAAACTAAGTAGCCACGGATTTTATGCAGAAGCTGGAGATAGACTAACAGTTGCTGACGTAGTAGGAACAGTTTGGTGCCAAAATGGTTGGGCTATTGATCTCTCTGGTCAAGTTAACTCAGCAGAAAAAGTTGTAGGTGATACTACGATTAATCCAATTGATATGTCTATAACAGTTCTAGGAGAATCAGCTAATGGCTAAATATCTACACCCAACCGCAGTACTAGACGGACTTCTAGACAAAATCGCTACTGGCACTATTATGACAGTATGTTCCGCTCAACCAACTACTCGCACAGAAGCAGTCACAACTTATGCTCTAGCAGACGTAGTAATGGCTGGCGGTGACTTTACTAAAGCTAATGGGGATACTAATGGCCGTAAGGTTACTGTAGCACAAAAATCAGCAGTACCTATTGATGCTAGTGGAACGGCTACACACGTAGCAATATGTGATGGTACTAATGTACTGCTAGTCACTACTTGTACTTCTCAGGCTCTTACTAGTGGTGGAACAGTAACAATTCCTACCTTTAAATGTGAAACTAGTGATCCTACTTAATTTATTATAAGGACTTTTTATGACCTACTATTTTGATAATTGGGGATGGTTAACCACCGAGGTTCTTCCGGGACGTAGCACTGACGTTGCGCCACCGGAAGGCTTGCCGGAAGGCCAGCAGGCGAACTGGACAGGTCACGCATGGAAGGTGCTGAACTACTCTGCGCCACCTGTGTACACACCACCAGAACCCGAAGTTGTTGAAGTCAGCAAGGTCGCTTGGCGTCGGCGTTTCACCGCGATCGAACAGGATGCGATTGATGCGTTCAATGAGGGTGGTTACTTGACACATCCAGCGCTTGACGAGGCCACTAAAGGTGCAATTCGTCGGGGCTTGGTGTTGTATTCGGTGACGATCAATATCAACCCGCTCGACCCTGACACGCAAGCCTTACTTGGCATGTATGAAGCGCTCGGTCTGTTGGCTCCCGGTCGTGCCGCTGAAATCGGGGTGGCGTAATGCCTTCCTGGCGTTACATTGGCCAGAACCTGTCCACCGCTGTGGCGTCAGGTGATTTGACGCTTGGTTATCCAACCAAGGATGACGTTCGGACTAACGCGCTGTACGCAGTCACTTACTCATCTGCTGACGATCTCTTCGTTGCGGTAGGCAACGCAGGAACCGTCATCACTTCTCCCGATGGAACGACATGGACAACTCGAACAAGCGGTACGGCTAGCGCACTACGCGCAGCCACTTACTCTTCTACTGATGACCTGTTCGTCGCTGTAGGTGCATCAGGCACTGTTATTACTTCGCCCGACGGTACGACATGGACAACTCGAACAAGCGGTACGACTAACGTGCTACGCGCAATCACTTACTCATCAACTCTCTTCGTTGCGGTAGGCGACACAGGTACTGTTATTACTTCACCTGATGGTACGACATGGACAACTAGAACAAGCGGTACGGTTAACATGCTGCTCGCAGTCACTTACTCATCAACAGACGACCTCTTCGTCGCGGTAGGAACGTTAGGTGAAGTCATCACTTCACCTGATGGTACGACATGGACAACTCGAACAAGCGGTACGACTGATAATCTGCACGGAGTCACTTACTCTTCAGCTGACGATCTCTTCGCCGCTGTAGGTGCATCAGGCACTGTTATTACTTCGCCCGACGGTACGACATGGACAACTCGAACAAGCGGTACGACTAACGTGCTACGCGCAATCACTTACTCATCAACTCTCTTCGTTGCGGTAGGCGACACAGGTACTGTTATTACTTCACCTGATGGTACGACATGGACAACTAGAACAAGTGGTACGACTAACGCGCTGTACGGAGTCACTTACTCTTCAGCTGACGATCTCTTCGCCGCTGTAGGTGCATCAGGCACTGTTATTACTTCGCCCGACGGTACAACGTGGACGACGCGAACCAGTGGTACGGCTAACGGTCTGAACGATGTCACTTACTCATCCACCGACGACCTCTTCGTTGCGGTAGGCGACACAGGTACTGTTATTACTTCGCCTGATGGAACGACATGGACAACGCGGACGAGTGGTACGACTAACGCGCTGCGCGGAGTCACCTACTCATCTGCTGATGATCTCTTCGTCGCTGTAGGCACATCGGGCACAGTCATCACTTCTCCCGATGGAACGACATGGACAACTCGTACTTCTGGTACGGCTAACCAGCTGAACGCAGTCACCTACTCTTCAGCTAACGATCTCTTCGTTGCGGTAGACGCATCAGGCATCGTCATTACTTCACCTGACGGTACGACATGGACAACTCGTACTTCTGGTACTACTAACGCGCTGAGCGCAGTCACTTACTCATCAGCAGATGACCTCTTCGTTGCGGCAGGGGGTGGAGGTGTAGTCCTCACTTCTCCCGATGGAACGACATGGACATGCCCAGTACTGAAAACCGGTGACCTCTTCGTCGCCATGATTGCCTACCGCAGCAACGCCGCGTTCTCGTTGCCTTCCGGCTGGAGTCTTGTCGCCACACAGCAGAGTTCTGGTAATACATTAACGGTAACATCAACGTCAATCGGCTCAGGTTTGATGGCGTACTGTGTTTATGACGCGGCTTCACCTCCGGGATACACGTTCACGCGTACAGCGGGTAATGTTGCTTACGGTCGCTTGGCTGTGTACCGGGCGGAATAATGCCAATCACTTACGACACCGGTAGTGCGAATACGCTAGGTGCAATCAGCACCACAGTAACCACCGCATCTATCACGACCGCTGAGGATGGCGAGCTTCTCATCTCGTTCTTCTTCGGTGCGGATAACACTACAGCGTCACTCTTTACCGCAGCCACCAGCCCCACCAATCAGTCCGTTGCTACGGGCGGGGCGCATATACCTAACCCTAACTTTTGGGGTGAGGTTGCAGACAACCAGACACCGACAGGTGCGGACACTACTAATACCTTCGCACACGCTGTCAAAGTCACAGCCGGTGCCACGGGTACGCTGCAAACCACAGCAGGAAACTCATCACGTCACGGCTTGATTATTGGTGCGTTTAAGCTTCCACCCACTGTAATTATTTCGAATGAACATCTATCGAGCACTAACAATATAGAATCACCGAATCTGATAGTTTCAGAATTCTCATTTTTACTTTCATCCATTGTGGTGAGTGATATTACTAGCAATGGCGGTCGATTGACTGTCAATTAAAAAAGGAAAAGTTATGTACATCATCGGTAGTATAAGTAGAAAAGTCAATATTATAGAAGCTACCGAAGTGGGGCTAGTAGATATAGGAGCACCATAATGCCTTCCTGGCGTTACATTGGTCAGAACCTGTCTACGGCGGTTCTGTCAGGTAATTTGACGCTTGGTTATCCGGTCATGGATGACGTGCTGACTAACCAGTTGAACGCGGTCACTTATTCATCAGTTGATGACCTTTTCGTCGCTGTAGGCAATGCAGGTACAGTCATTACGTCGCCCGACGGTACGACATGGACAACGCGGGCGAGTGGTACGACTAACACGCTGTACGGAGTCACGTACTCATCAGCAGATGATCTCTTCGTCGCAGTAGGTACATTAGGCACCGTTCTCACTTCACCTGACGGTACGACATGGACAACTCGTACTTCTGGTACGACTAACACGCTGTATGCAGTCGCTTACTCATCCACCGACGACCTCTTCGTTGTTGTAGGCGAAGTAGGTACCATCATCACCTCGCCTGACGGTACAACGTGGACAACGCAGACCAGTGGTACGACTCAAACACTGTCCGTAGTCACCTACTCATCAGCAGACGACCTCTTCGTCGCTGTAGGCTTCGCAGGCGTGGTCATTACCTCACCTGACGGTACGACATGGACAACTCGGACGAGCGGTACGAGTAACAATCTGAACGCGGTCACTTACTCATCCACCGACGACTTGTTCGTAGCGGTAGGCGACTCAGGTACAGTCATCACCTCACCTGATGGTACGACATGGACAACTCGTACTTCTGGTACGGTTAACCAGCTGCGCGCAGTCACCTACTCACCCGCCGACGACCTCTTCGTAGCAGTAGGATCAACCGGCACCGTCATCACTTCACCTGACGGCACGACATGGACAACGCGTACCAGCGGTACTATTAACGCACTGCGCGCGATCATCTACTCATCCACTCTCTTCGTTGCTGTAGGTGTATCAGGCACCATCATCGCGTCTCCCGAAGGTACAATATGGACAACTCGTACTTCTGGTACGACTAACGCGATGCTCGGAGTCACCTACTCATCAGAAGAAGACCTCTTCGTCGTTGTAGGGGACGCAGGCACTATCATCACCTCGCCTGATGGCACGACGTGGACAAGACGAACAAGCGGTACTACTAACACGCTGTACGGAGTCACTTATTCATCCACCGACGACTTGTTCGTTGCTGTAGGTGACGTAGGCACTGTCATCACCTCACCTGACGGTACGACATGGACAACCCGAACCAGCGGTACGACTAATACGCTGTACGCAGTCACCTACTCACCCACCGACGACCTCTTCGTAGCGATAGGTAACATAGGTACTGTCATTACCTCACCTGACGGTACAACGTGGATAACGCGTACCAGCGGTACGACTGACCAGTTGAACGTAGTCACTTACTCATCAGCCGATGACCTCTTCGTGGCTGTAGGGGGTAATGGCTTCAACACAGGCACAGTTATCACTTCGCCTGACGGTACGACATGGACAACACGAACAAGCGGTACGACTAACACACTACGCGCAGTCGCCTACTCATCTACTCTCTTCGTTGCTGTAGGGCATGCAGGTACAGTCATCACCTCATCTGACGGTACGACATGGATAACGCAAACAAGCGGTACTACTAACACGCTGTACGGAGTTACTTACTCACCCGAAGAAGACTTGTTCGTCGCTGTAGGTTTCTTTGGCACAGTCATTACTTCTCCTGACGGCACAACTTGGACAACGCGGACGAGCGGTACGACTAACAACCTATGGGGAGTCACCTACTCATCCACTGACGACCTCTTCGTCGCTGTAGGCAATGCAGGTACAGTCATCATCTCACCTGATGGCATTAATTGGATGTGTCCTATACTGAAAACCGGTGACCTCTTCGTCGCCATGATCGCTTACCGCGATGCCGCTGCGTTCTCGATACCTTCAGGATGGAGCCTCGTTGCCACGCAGCAGAGTTCTGGTAACACATCCACGATCACATCAACGTCAATCGGTTCAGGCTTGATGGCGTACTGTGTCTATGACGCTGCTTCACCTCCGGGATACACGTTCACTCGTTCAGGTGGGAATGTGGCTTACGGTCGCTTGGCTGTGTACCGAGAAGAGTACGGTTATGCAATACCAGTAAATTACGACACCGGCAGTGCGAATACGCTGGCCGCGAATAGCGACACCGTAACCACCGCATCTATTACGACCGCTGAGGATGGCGAGCTTCTCATCTCTTTCTTCTTCGGTGCTGGTAACACTGCGGCGTCACTCTTTACCGCAGCCACCAGCCCAACCAATCAGTCCGTCGCAACGGGTGGGGCGCACATACCGAACCCTAACTTCTGGAGCGAGGTTGCAGACGGCAGCACAACATCTGGTTCGGACACTAGCAACACCTTCGCACACGCGGTCAAGGTCACGGCTGGTGCTACGGGTACGCTGCAAACCACAGCAGGAAACTCATCACGTCACGGCTTGATTGTTGGAGCGTTCAAAAGATCCGATTTGCAAACTTTACTTATTGTTACATATCCAGCAGGTACTGGTATACCTTCCAAGGCTCAGATAGTAGCAGGGCAGAACGCATTAGGTACCCCAGCATCCTGGGCAGGTAATGCAGTATGGTCAGGTCCTGGGCAATATTTAGAAGTTACTGGGCTTTTACCTGAAACTGAATATGATTCTGCAGCTGTAATATTTGATGGTACAAAATATTCTAACGTCGTAGAGGTAAATGGAATATGGACAACGCTAGAAGGCTCCTTAACCCTAAACCTAGCAAATCTAATAAATTCCACTTCATCTGAAACTTTCAGTTTAATTCAGCAAAATCTGATTCAACTTGCTAATATTATTAATAGTAATATAATTGATAATAGTATACTAAATACTAATATAAGTTTATTACTAAATAATATAGCAACTGCCAATATTATTAGTAATATTGAATTAACCCAAGCAAATAGTTTAATACTTCAAAGTCTTGCTAATGGTAATTCAATTAGTACAGTACTATTATATCAAGCTTATGTACTTTCAATTAACCACTTAGTTAACTCAACTATAGTTGATAATGTATTATTAAGCCAAGCGTTAACTTTAGTCACTAATCATTTAGCTAATAGTAATATACTTACTACAGCTGATTTAATTCAAGCTAATACTTTAATACTACAAAGCTTAGCACAAGGCAATTCAATAAGCTCAGTATTACTATACCAAGCTTATGTACTTTCAATTAACCACTTAGTTAACTCAACTATAGTTGATAATGTATTATTAAGCCAAGCGTTAACTTTAGTCACTAATAATTTAGCTAATAGTAATATACTTACTACAGCTGATTTAATACAAGCCAATACTTTAATACTTCAAAGTATTGCTAATAGCAATTCAATTAGTACAGTATTACTATACCAAGCTTATGTACTAACAGTTCAGAACTTAACTAATGCAAAAACAATTGATAATGTACTGCTAAGCCAAGGACTAAATCTACTAGTTAATCACTTAGCTAATAGTAGTTTACTCACTACAGCTGATTTAATTCAAGCTAATAGTCTAATACTACAGAGTTTAGCTTCTTCAAACTCAGTCAGCGCATTATTATTATACCAAGCTTATGTACTAACGGTTAATAATCTGCTTAGTGCAAAAATAATTGATAATATACTACTAAGCCAAGGACTAAATCTACTAGTTAATCACTTAGCTAATAGTAATTTAATTACTACAGCTGACTTAATACAGGCTAGTACTTTAATACTAAATAGTTTAGGTTCCTCTAACTCAGTTAGCCCATTATTATTATACCAAGCACATAGTTTACTAATTGA